GTGCTAGCGTCGAGATCCGTGTTGTCGTCGGGGGTGGCGAGGTCGTCGAGCTTGATGGCGTCGGATCCACCGCTCTGGTGCGATGTGGCGTGAGCCGTCGGCGTGCGGGCGTTGGAGAGGCGGCTGTCGTCACCGGCTGCGACGGTGCCGGTCGTCGTGCCGACGTTGAGCAGCGCAGCCCCGCCGAGGCCGAGGGCAGTGCGCTGCGCGGGCGCGTCGGCAGCGGTAAGCAGGGTGCGGCCGGCGGTCGTCGAGTCGGAGATCTCCGAGGCGGCATGCGTGTGGCTGGCTGCCGCATAGACGCCTGAGTGGTTATGGTCGCCGGCGGCCACAGTGCCCGCAGTCGTACCAACACCAAGCACCGCAGCGCCTCCGAGCCCGAGGTTCGTCCGTGCGGTCGTATAGTTGGCTAGCCCTGCAAGGTTGTCGGCCTTGTACATGTCGCCTCCGCCGCCGCCCTCAAGCGTGGCCGAGACCGTGATGATCTGGCTATCACCTGAGCCGGTTGGCGTCAGCGTCACGTTGCTGCCGGCCGCCAGCATCGCCGTCACCTGTGAGCGAGCCGAGGCGTTGAAGTCCGTGACGCTGGAGGCGGTGTGGGTGTGGCTGGATGCGGCCTTGCCCGCCAGATCCGAGACGAGATTCGTAATGTCGCTCTGCGCGTGTGTGTGGGTGGAGGCCGCGTAGCCGGCGTGGGTGTGATCGCCTGCGGCAACGGTGCCGGCCGCCGTCCCGACATTCCGGGTCGCGGAATCACCAAGCCCAAGATTGGTCCGGGCGGTAGCGAAATTCGTGAGATCCGAGAGGTTGTTGGCCCGGAGCATGTCGCCCGTGCCGCTGCCCGGCGTGGACTCGCCGCCCGACCCGCCGCCACCACCGGCACCGCGGGCGGCCAGCAACATCCAGCCGGCGGTGCGGCGCGAGGGGCGCTCGGTCGTCGGGGCCGTGCAGAGGTAGCTCGAGCCGAGGTAGTAGACGATGTCGCCGCGCTCGTAGCGCCCGGGTTGCCAGCGGTCGCGGGGATTGAGGTTGAGACGGGAGGCGAACTCGGTCCCGATCTCGGACACCGCCGCATTGACCCGCTCCAGCCGCTCCCCGACGGCATCTAGGTCGGCCCGCAGCGACTGATCCTCCACGGCCGCAAGCTGGATGCGCTCGGCTTCCTGCCTCAGCAGTTCCCGCATCTGCAGCAGCGTCCCACGCGCTTCGTTCAGCGTGATCGTGATTTTGTCGCCGGCGCCGCGGACCAGCGCGACCTGATTCTCCCCCTCGCGTGCCACGTCCGTAAGCGCGGCGCCGGCGATGTTCTTGAGCTCTGCGATGGATTCGGCCGCTTCCGACATGCCCCCCAGTGCAGACTTCACCGAAGCCTCGACGCTGCCCTGCCACTGCTCGAGGGCCTCGACCTTGTCGAAGAGGATAACTACGCCTTGATGAAGCGTTTCGCTCATGTGGTTGAGGGCTTGCGTGACCTGGACACCAGATGCCTGAGCACTTTCGCGGCGAGGGCCGCCTCGGTGGACGGCTTGGCCGGCACCGAATCCGCCTGCGCCTCGGCCGCAGCCTCGCCGGCCGACTCACCCACCGAAGCCGCCATTGCGGGCGTGTTGGGAAGCTGCTGGCCCGCCGGCAGGAAGATCGAGGACTCAGGGATGCCGTACTGCTTGGCCAGATCTCGGCAGTGGGCGGCGAACTGCGCCCGCTCGTCGGCGCGGATGTAGGCATCGCGGCCATCCTCGGCCGCAATCTCGGCCTGCGAGATGACGCCCATCGAGAGTTCGGCCAGCCGGGCCTGCGCCTCGCGCCCCACGTCGATCGTGAGCCGGGGCGGGAAGCGCCAGGATCCGCGGGAGGCCCGCCTGAGCGTGTCGACCGCCTCCTCGCCCTCTTTGCGATCGGGCATCGGGATAGCGCCTTGGGCGATGCCGTGCAGGACGACCATTTCCGCCACGCGCCGCAGCACGCGGTTCTCGAGGATGCGCTGCTGCCGGTCGTTGGCCCGGTCGGCCTGCGCGAATTCGGCCCGCACGCTCGGCCCCTTGTAGGTCGCCGTCCCCCACAGGATTCCGGCGGGGTAGGAGCCGAGGCCGAGCGCGATCTCGTGCTTGATCTCGTCGACGAAGCCCGCGAAGGCCGACGACGGCCGGGAGGGCATCGTCTGCACGGAGTCGCCGTGCTTCAGGTACTTGATCGTCCCGACGTCAGTCTGCTCGTCCTTCGGCATCTCGCCGTTGGCCAGCACGGCTGCGGAAGGCGAGGTGAAGGCGTTTCTTGAAGGCGCCGCGCCCCTCTCGTTGAAAACCAGCGCCGCCTGCGACGAGGCGAAGCGCACGCCGACAAGCTCGGCCTCGAGGATCTGCTGGAGCATCCGCGCCGGCCGAAGTGCGGCGTGGAAATCCGTGACACCGCGCATCTGGTCGACGCGGAATGGGTCGAAGTAGTGCAGGAAGTTCGATGCGCGGATGTCCTGCGGGTTGATCCACTGCGAGGATGCCGGGTCGATCTGGAAGACCCGGTAGGCCTCCGGGGCGCCGTTGTCGTCGGTGATGATGCCCGACACGTAGTTGGGATACTCGCGGACGGACTCGTTCGGATTGCCGATGCGCTCGCCGCCGACCAGCTCGAGGCGCAACTCCTTGCCGACCCGCCGCACGATGAAGCCGCAGTCGCCCCAGACCGGCCGCATCTCGCAGGCGAGCCCGATCAGTTCGGCGAAGGCGTGCGTGCCGCGGATGTCGCAGCGCTTGCACCAGTCGTGGAAGTAGTCGGACAGGATCGCGTCGTACTTCCGGTCGCCCGTCGCCGGCGCGTACTCGGTCGGGGTGACGAAGGTGGAGAACTTCCTGACCGCAGCCTTGGCGAAGGTGAAGTTTTCGACCAGGTCCATTGCCTCCCACGCCATCACGACCCGGTCGCGGCGCGTCGTCGGGGATTCGGCGTGGTTGCCGGAAGTGCGGGGCGAGTAGATCCGGTCGGACTGGGCCGCCTGGTAGCGGAAGAGCTCACGCTGCATCCGGGCGACGAGGCGCCGGTTCGCCCATTCCGGGGCCACGGCGGCCAGCGCATTCTCGTACCAGGGCACGCGGGCCAGGATCTCGGATGGGCGTGGCGCGTTCACAGGCCGGTGAAGTTCACCCGCGTCTCGGTCGCGGTTTCGCCCGTCACCTCATCCAGCGCACCCTGCACCTCGGCGAGCGTCGTGCGCAGCTGGCCCAGATCGGCTCGCGTGAGGCTGCGGCCGTTAAGACTGTACGACTGGTTGAGGGCGACCTTGCGGATGCCGTCGACCAGACTATCGCGCAGCGACGTCAGCGTCGCCACGTCGAGCCCTGAGAATGCATTGGCCATGCATCCTCTTCCGAGTCGTCAAGATTCGTCTGCCTTCGAGTTGAACTTGACCAGCCCGACCACCACCGCCACCGCCACCATCATCGCGGAGGTGTCCATGCCGTGGTTGGCGTTCTGCTTGACCTCGACCCACTCCCAGACACCCGGCCGCACCTCGCGCTTCTCCTCGGCCTTCAGGTGCTCGAGGTAGAGCGGATTGACGTCGGCCGGCAGGCGCCAGCGGAACGCGCTGCCCGACAGGGCGGCCGAGAGGATGTCTTTGCAGTGGGAGCCCGAGAACTCGTAGAAGATCGCCGGGCCGTCGCCGGTCTGGCTGACGCGGGGGTCGGAATGGGGGTAGGTCGAGAGCAGGCCAGAGGCGTCGTCGCGCATCGTCCAGGTCTTTCGCCTGTGCCCCAGCATCCCGCGCCAGCCGAAACGGACGCACTCGGCGTCGACCTTCGCGGCCTCGTAGCGCCGGTCCTGCGCCACGCACGAATCGGGCACGCGGTAGCGCTGCTGCATCGCCCGGACCATGTCGAGCGTCTCGACATGCCCGAACCACAGTTGCCAGTACTCCGGGGCCGGCGTCCACGCGCCGATCTCGACCCAGAAGCCCCGCTGCTGCCGGTCGACCGTCATGAAGCGGTGCATTTCGCCGGGGATGGGCTGGCCGGCGGCGTAGTCGGTCGTTTTGTAGTCGGAAAGGCCCGCCACGGCGACCGTGGGGCGCTCGACGCGGTAGGCCCGCGCCCGGCGCTTCTGGATGAACTTCTGCCGGGCGTCCTCGGAGCCCGTGCGGGCGAATTCGTTCTCGGCCCGGCACCATTCCTCGGCCAGAAGTGCCATCGGGCGCCCCGTCAGCGCCTCGAAGTGGAAGGAGCGGTTCGCAGTTGGGGCATCGGGCCGGGTTGGCACGTACAGGCCCGTCCTGCGCCACCTTTCCCGCGTTTCATCGCTGTCGGGCGACTCGTGGCCGCAGCCCGAGCACCGAAATCGGGCTGTTTCGGCTGCGCGGACCTCATTCCACGCGCCGCCGTCCCGTTTCGCGTCCAGATCCCACACCACACCGCCCTTTTTCTGCCCGTCCTCGGAGAAATCGCCGAAATCCAGCGGGATCACCTGTCCGCAGGCGGGGCAGGGCGCCGACCACTCGGCCATGTGGCCCGCACGCCACGCCCGGTCGGAGACGTCGTTCTCCCAGCCGCCTTGGGAGATGTTCAGCACCTTCGAGTTGCCCATTTCCTCGAATTTGGTGACGCGGCCGATCGCGTCGGCATAGACGGACTGCCAGCGAGGGTGCCAGATCTCGTCGTTGATCTTGAAACGGATCGACTGGGACTGCTGGTCGCTCAGATTTGCCGAGTTGAGGACGAGAAAGAAGCCCCCGAAGTAGATTTCAGTCGTCGTCCGCAGCGGGCCGGGGCGGGGAAGCAGGTCGGCGACCGGCTTGCAGCGCTCGAGGATCGGATTGAGCCGGGTTTTGGCGTGCCGCTCGACCATGTCGTCGGTGTGCATCGTCCACGAGATCGGGCCGGGGCAGTTGGCGATCAGGTACGGCACCCAGACATCGGCGATGAGCGTGCCGGCTGACTGAATCGACTTCGACACCGTCACCGTCCGCACCGCCGGATCCTGCAGCGCGTCGAAGATCGGGATGAGCCAGGGCGACAGCTGCGCGTTGAACGGGCCGGGGATGGCGTAGGCTTCCGGCAGGACGATGTTCCGGCGTGCCCACTGCCAGATCGGCGAGCGGTCGGGCACCGGAAGCTGAAAGTGCCGGTCGAGGAGCTGGTCGAGAGCGCTCACGCCACTAGATCCTTGCCGGCCGACGTGATCCCGGCGTTGCAGATCGCACGGATCTCGTCGTGAACCAGCTGCGCCTCGGCCCTCGCGGCGACGATATCCTTGCCCTGGAGTCGCACCGGGATCTCGACGTCGAGCTTCTGCGTCAGGAGCTGGTCCCACTTGGCCGCCAGCCGGCCGAGGTAGGCGAAGACGTCCTCGGATGCTATCGCCTTTCCCTCCTCTTTGCGCTTTTTGAGGCGCAGGAGGGCGATCTCTTCCTTCAGCTTCTGCTCACGGAGCTCGGCGTAGCTGGCGTGCTTCGATCCGCGGCCAAGCCCGAGACCCTCAGCCCACTTTCGCACGTCTTCGGCTGATGCGTTTTTGGGGTAGTCTGCGCGTTTTCGCCAATTGTGAATCGTTCTTATATCGACCCCAATGGCGTCAGCTAGGATTCTGATGTCAGACTTAGTTTTCACGCTGAAAGGTGGGAAAAATTCCCCACCCGTTTTTTCGCGGCAGGTAACAAAACC